ATGAGGATGGAGAATGGACAGGTGAACTAAGTACAGGACTTGTTGTTGGTGACAACACAGACATGGATTCAGATACACTTTCTTACATCATACATCTAGCTACACTTATGGCAACGTTCTTAGAAGTAGCACAGGATGATGAAGATCTATACAGCATGGTTGAAGAGCGCAGAAATGCACTTATGGGGCTTGACAATCCCATACAAAACCTGTATGAAGAAGTAGAGGGTACGGATGGTAAGGTAGTAAAGCTTACTAAGTACACTAAAACTTTAGGAGAGGCGTAACAATGCACGACTCAGTTAATAAACCAGTCCACTACAATCAGGCTGGTATAGAGTGTATCGAAGCTATACGTGCCATGACAGGTTCTATGAATGGTACAAGTGCTTACATGGCAGGTAATGTATTAAAGTATATGTGGCGTCACGAGTATAAGAACGGGTTAGAAGACTTAGAGAAAGCCAGAGTATATCTGGGTTGGTTGATTGATAACTATAAGGAGAAGCACAAATGAAAAAGTTCAGCGTGACTTTTTTGTTGAAGGTAGATGAAGAAGCTAACATATTGTCAACAGTAGAGGATGCACATGTCGAAGACATACATGACTTACTGCACAATACGTTCCACGATATAGATGATATAAAAGTAGATAACTTAGTAATAAAAGAAAGGTGGTAGTTATATGATAACTCAAGAAGATATTGATGCGTTCCAAAGATTTAATGATGTTGACTATTTGTTTAATGAGTATCAAGACATGGCTGCATCTACTGCTATCTACAAACAAGAACATCAAGTTATCTACCCTGCGCTGGGCTTAGCTGCAGAGGCAGGTGAGGTAGCCAACAAAGTAAAGAAGATACTACGTGATAAGAACTTTGATCGTAACGGTATAGCTGATGAGTTAGGTGACTGCCTGTGGTATATCGCAGCACTGTGTCGTGACTTAAATATAGAGATGTCTGAGGTAGCTCAAGGTAACTTAAAGAAACTAAAAGATCGTAAAGAACGAGGGACACTAAAAGGCAATGGAGACAAACGATAATGGATAACTACCTACCGACTGACTACCAGTCATTCATTCACAAGTCTAGGTACGCTAAGTACTTCGATAACAAAGGGCGTGAGTCGTGGAGCGAAACAGTAGAGCGCTACATGAATAACGTTGTACGCCCTAAGGCAGGGCATGATAGCTACGTAGATCAGATACGTGACTCTATTCTAAGCTTAGACGTTATGCCCTCTATGCGAGCTATGATGACTGCTGGTCCAGCATTAGCCCGTGACAACACTGCAGGGTATAACTGTAGTTACCTACCCGTAGATGACCCTAAGTCCTTCGATGAGGCTATGTTCATCCTCTTGTGTGGTACTGGTGTTGGCTTCAGTGTTGAGCGTCAGTTCGTTAGTAAACTCCCTGAAGTCCCTGAGTTGTTCGATAGTGAGACTACAATCGTTGTCAAAGACAGTAAGGAAGGTTGGGCTAAAGCTTTCAGACAACTGTTGGCACTCCTCTGGGCTGGTGAGATCCCTCAGTGGGACATAGGTTTGGTACGTCCTGCAGGGTCTAGACTTAAAACGTTTGGCGGTAGAGCTAGTGGCCCAGCGCCTTTAGTTGAACTGTTTAACTTTGCTATCACTACATTCAAGAACGCACAAGGGCGTAAGCTATCTAGCATTGAGTGTCACGACTTGATGTGCTTCATTGGTCAGATCGTTGTAGTAGGTGGTGTACGCCGTAGTGCTATGATTAGTTTATCCAACCTAAGTGATGACCGTATGCGTCACGCTAAGTCAGGACAGTGGTGGGAGACTGCAGCGCATCGTGCGTTAGCGAATAACTCTGTAAGCTACACTGAGAAGCCTGACATGGAGACATTCATGCGTGAGTGGCAAGCCTTAGTGGAAAGCAAGTCAGGAGAACGTGGTGTATTCAATCGTCAAGCAAGTAAAGTACAAGCTGCAAAGAATGGTAGACGTGACCCTGATTATGAGTTTGGGACCAACCCGTGCAGCGAGATTATCTTGCGTCCGTATCAGTTCTGTAATCTTACGGAAGTTGTTGTACGTGCCACAGACAGTATTGAAAACTTGGAAGGAAAGGTACGCATCGCAACGATCCTTGGAACAATCCAGTCGGCCTACACAAAGTTTCCATACTTGCGTAAGGTGTGGAGCAAGAACACCGAAGAGGAGCGTCTGCTGGGTGTGTCGCTTACAGGAATAATGGATAACCCCTTAATGACATCTGAGAATATGGGATTGGAGAAAACTCTTGCACACCTTAGGAGCGTTGCTGTATCTACTAATGCTGAATGGGCTGACCGTCTTGGTATACCTGTATCTGCGGCAATTACGTGCGTCAAACCTTCGGGCACGGTATCACAACTGGTGGATTCAGCCTCTGGAATACATGCTCGTCACAGTCCCTATTATATCCGTACTGTCCGTGGTGATAACAAAGATCCACTGACGCAGCTTATGAAGGATCAAGGTATACCTAACGAGCCATGCGTTATGAAGGGTGACACAACTACAGTGTTCAGCTTTCCACAGAAGTCACCAGCAGGTGCAGTAACACGTAACGATATGACAGCTATAGAGCAGCTTAATCTTTGGCTAACATATCAGCGTCACTGGTGTGAGCACAAGCCTAGCGTGACTATCTCAGTACGTGACTCTGAATGGATGCACGTAGGTGCTTTCGTGTATGAGCACTTTGATGAGATGTCAGGTGTGTCTTTCTTGCCACACTCAGATCATACTTACCAGCAAGCTCCATATCAAGATTGCACTAAGGAAGAGTATGAAGTACTATTAGGTTCTATGCCAGAGAAGATTGATTGGAGTAAGCTCTCTGACTATGAACAAGAAGACAACACTGTTGCAATGCAGACTATGGCTTGTACTGGTGATGTGTGTGAAGTAGTAGACTTAACTTAAACCAAACAAAGGAGAAGTAACATGACAGGTATTGAATTTATGGCAGTAGCAACTATCGGTATGGCAGCTATTGGAGAAGCAGTAAGCTTGGCATCGGAGCATGGACCAGCTTTGATTGATCAAGTGAAGAGTTGGTTCTAGTATGTACGCTCTACTGTTAGTTATGATGTTTGAAGGTAAGGTACAAGTACACGCCTTTAATGGTTTGTTCTTGGATCGTGATTCTTGTACTTCTGTAGGTTATACTATGGAAGCACGATTAGAAGATTCAAAACCAGGACCATCAGCTACAGCTAAGACATACTGTTTCCAAATACCAGAGAGCGCATAATGTGAACATAGAAGAAGAAGCCAAAAGGCACACGCAAGCTAAGCAGGTAGAGTTCTACGATAAGTTAGTTACCTTATTGATACCTGCTCAGCGACACATAGCGAGTAGTCTGTATGAGTCACGCATGAAGGATAGGTCACTAGAACGTTTAGAAGATGTTATTCTAATGGCTAGACGTGCAGCGGAACAAACAGGACTGAAATAAAAAAAGGGGGCTGTCGTGGCCCCCTCTTCTTTTGTTATCTACCTTCAGCTAACATCTCTAAGTATTCAATGTAAGATTTATACATCTGTAACTCAGTGTAAGTAAAATCTCTTAAGTCTGCATCTACTCCTTGACCTCGCATCATCTCCATAGCTGTAGCTTTTTGTTCTTTCGTACCTTTAGTTGCTGCTCTATACCTTTCTCTTTCTATGTTAGAAGAGTTCTTAGGATTATTAAGAGTAGTAGTTACAATCTTTCTAGCTTCCTTTAGTACGTTTTCAACACGGCCTCTTCTATACTTAGCACCACCTTCTAAGAAACGTTTATCTTTTAAAAGCTGGCTGGCTTCAACCTCAAGTATAGGAGCCAACATTTGATTAAACACTCTATCATATTTAGGTATCTGTGACCTCTGATCTGCAGTCCATGTCTTTAACTCTGCCATACTGTATATCTTTTCTGCAGAAGTCTTACCTCTTTGTACAGTTATACCAAAGATTCTAGACAAAGGATTGGCATCATATAGTCTACCTTCACGAGTAGCTACACGCAGTTCATCTCCTGTTAGCTTTGGGGTTTCTGCATCGAACTGATCAGCTAAAGCCTCTATAATATTATCCATATATTTAGTAGACTGCTGTAGGAATACCTGACCACCACGCCCCTGCCGTGGATCTTTAGAGTAATCATTCTCAGCAATAAAACCAACGGCACGATTGATAGCATCTAGTGGGCGAGTGGCACCTGCTGTAATGTTACCTAATAGTTTACCTGCAGCCTCTTTACCTTGCATAGCTGAGCCACCACCTTCACCAGACACTACCCTAGTTATGTAATCTGATGCAGCTAAAAGATCATTAGAGAACTGCATATCTCTAGCCACCTGACCAATAGCAAGCTGAGCAAGGACATCTTCTATTGGCTCTTTTACACCACCCATTTCGCCTTTCATAGTTAGGCTTGCATATCTACCTATAGCTAAGAAAGCAGACAGAGGGTATACATTTCTAACATCAATAACGTTACCCTCTTTTGTTCTTATTTCGTTGTAAGCAAGTCCATCTTTTTCTTGTTGCTGAGAATACTCATAAGCTAATTTGTAACCTGCCAGTCCTGTTAAAGCTCTAGACATAATTTGTGTATTGCTTATTGCATCCCCTTCTTTCTTAGCTATGTTAGATGCCACACCAACTAAAGACAGAGGAGACCACTGGTAAGCTGTTGCTACAACGTTATTCATAAACCTACCAAAGGGTAGTACAAAGCCTAAGCCTGGGGTATTTGAAATGTTCTCTACTGTTCTAGCTGCTGTGCTTAACATCTGATCATTACCTGTGTAGTCTTTTGAAAACACAGACTTCAATGTTGAATCTATAGCACCACCAATAACATCATCATCTATTATCTTTGTATTACCAGACCTCAATACATCTTGTAGAGTAGTATCTTTTTTTAACCGTAGAAATTTATCTAGCTCAGTCATAAACATTTGTGACTTAGTAAATGTATCTTGTACTCGCACACCTGTAATAGTATTAGCTGCAGTAGTCCATCTATCTATTTGATTAACTATTTTATTTGATGGGTCAAAGCCAAACCTTTCAATGGACTGCTCAACACCCATACCTGTAGTATCAACTAGTAGCTTACGTAAATCTTTATGTTCATCTAACATCTTCATATACGTGTCATGCGTAGTGAAGGGGTCCATCAGGTTTTGCATCTTTTGTTTTTGGATAGCTAGATACACGTTACCTTTTCTAAATAATTCTCTAGATGTTTTGGTTGTACCAAAGCCAGTTCCTGCACCCGCAAGGTAAAAGGTAGCACCATTTAAAAGTTCAGCTACTGAGTTACCTGCAGAAAATAAAGAGTACCCCATCACGTTAGCTGATGTTGTAGAAGGTGAGGATACAAGTAATCTTTTCCATATGCTTTGTCCATAAGCAAAAGGTTTAGACTTCTTCATATCTTTTAATTCTTTATTAGCTGCGTCCTGCAGTTCCTTATTCTTAAGAGCACTATCTAATGTTTTAGTTCCTACAATAGTGCCAGCATCTACAGCCCTTTGAACCTGTGACCATACAGACAAAGTACTACCTGCTCTACTAGCATCAGCAGCAAGTAGATCTCCAATGTCAACAGCAAGTCTATCAAAGTCTCCTAGATGAATACTAGTTTCATTGTACATAGCCTTAGAGTATCTCTGTAGATCTTCCTCTGGCATGTAACGTATAAGGTTTGTAATAACATCAGCTACAGGTGTTTTACGAGATATACTAACACCCTCTTCTTTTAGTACCTTTACTAATCCACCTTTACCATCTTCACCTATTAGCATATTCTTTACAAGTGTTTCAGGTATGTCAATACGCCCTAACAATTCACCATCTACTATAGTACCTTTGAGTCTTCCGTACTCAACCTTATCAGCCCAAGAATCAAATGCTTTCTTTAGAGCCTTAGTAGCTTTAGCATTAACTTCTTTCTTTAAAACAGGATCACTAATATTTCTTTTCTGTAATTCTTTTATCCTATCTTTTATAGCTAAATACTTTTTACTTGTTGTACCTTCTTTATTACCTACGGCCTCTAGTTGTTTCTTTAAGTTTTCTATAGACTTACTAGTGCGTTGTAAAACCCTACTAGTTACAGACCCTTCAGCATAGGCATCACCCAAACCAGATGCACCCCTAAAGGATGAACCTATTGCATAAAACCCTGCACCTACTACGCCTAGTCCTGCAGATAAAGCAGTCATAGAAGTACTGTACTTTTCTTGAGCACCCACATCTAAATATATATCTTGAATACTATCTGTTTGCCAAGCAGCGATAGCACCATCTAGTGTAGCAGTAGATCCTACTGTCCAGTACCCAGCTTTCTTTATTCTGTTTTTTACAAAAGCATCTTTAGCTTCCTGACTTGCTTTTAATATAACTTCTTGTCTTGCTAGTCTTGCTGCCTCTGCCTTTCTAGCTTCCGCACTAGCACCCTTTACACCAGCAGTAGTAAGCTTTCTAGCCATAACATCGCCAGCTTCTTGCCCTGCCTTTTTAGCAGCCTCACGAGTTGCACCACTACGTGCAGCTTCCATAGTTGCTCTTTGTATAGACTTCTTTATAAGATCTTTTCCTGCTTGGCTAACACCAAAAGTACCTAGCTTAGCTATACCTGCTGTAGCTGCACCTAAATAGTTTGTAGGATCTTTGATTGCACTAAATATATAATCTTTGACACCATCAACGGCACCATATACACCGTCATTAACAAACACATTACCTAAGCTATCATATAAATCGTATGCATTTTTAGCTGCAAGCTTATCTTCCTGTGAACCACGAGTAACAAACATTACTTCACCTGCAGTTCCTATAGTGTTTGTATTCCAGTTACGCATGTGGTTCATAAAACCTTCAACAAGCTCTTCATCATCAGCTTTATCAAAGTTTTTACCTTTACTACGAGCCATGTATTCTCGTATCTTATTTAAGTTCTCATACCTATAAAGATCTTTTTTCTTTAGCTTACCTGTTGTAGGGGTTTCACTATCTAAAGACAGTTCACTTCTTTCATCGTCTTCTTCTGTGTCACTAACACCATTATCTTTTAAGAAACTATTTAAATTAAACCCTGTAGATGTTGTGTTGTTATAAGTTGGGGTAGGCTTAACATCCATATCCCCAACGCCATTATCTTTTAAGAAGCTGTCTAAATTAAAAGTTGTCATACTTAGTTACTTTCATTAGAAAACATATCAAGCAGAGAATCTTTTATATTCTTCTTTAAAACACCTGATATGCTAGGTTTATTTTGAGAGTATGCATCCCAAGCCTTAAGTACTTTTTCTTTATCTCTCATTTGCCCTGCATCAAGCGTATCAAAGAAAGCATTAAATATAGCTTCATACTCTTCACGAGGCACAGTAGCCTCTGAGATAGCTGCATCCTCTTCTGTAAACTCAGGACCAGACTCAAGAACTACATCCTGCTCTTCAGCTTCTGGTGCTTTATCTGTGCCAAATAGTCTACGTAAGGCACTACCTGACTGTTTCTTGTAGCTTTCTGTAGGATCAGTGTCTTCTTTAATAGTTACAGTATCATCTATAGCTGAAGCTGCTATGTATTGTAAGTCCTCGCTTTTTACTCTATAAGGTTTATTTAAATTCCTACCCTTTATAGTAACTAGATATGTCTTACCTTCCTCAGGATTAGCATAAAAATCTAGTGAATCACTAACTTCACTGGATTGATCTTCAAGTGTAGGTGAGGGAACCTGTAAGCTTTCTACTGATCCAAACCCAGCCTCTAAAAGTTCACTCTCCGTTACCACATTAGCAGAACCAAAACCAGGTAAGTCTACCCCTGCCTGTTCTTGAGGCAGTAAACCTGCATTTTTCATAGCTTCATATGCATCATTAGGGGATGTTCCTGGTGGCAGTTTAAGAGGATCTCCATTAGCATTTGTTCCACCAATAGCTAAACCTGTTTGGGGGTCCATAGTAAATGTAAGACCATTAGCAGCTTTTACTTTCTCAGTACCACCAAAAGGCGAAAGAGCAGAACCAAATTCACCACCAGCCCCTAAGCCATAAATATCAAGAGCCTTATCTATTTTAGGTCTGATTTCATTGGCTACTTGTTCCTCACCACCATTAGCAGCAAGTATTGAAGAGTATTCCCCAGGGCTTAAATAACTCTTTACATTTGCTGTAGGGCTGGTTAAGAATTGTAAACCATAACTTGATGCATAGTCTTGTGTAACTTGATACCTACGCTTACGTTTAAACGCTTTTGTAAAAGCATCTACATTGGATAGTTCTTCAGTAGTATAGCCTTGAACACGCATAAACTCTGGTAGTTCAGGACTTAAACCTTTTGCTTTTTCACCAAAGTATATTAAGGCATCTTGATACGATGGATGTTTATTAACTAAGTTATCACTATCTGCATCAGCAATGTGATCTCTGTACATATCATTAATCTTAATAGGGTCATACACTTTAGTAGGTGTAATAGAAAAGAAAGTGTCAGGAATCAGACTTTGATACGCATCCTGATCTGCCATCTCAATCAAGTCCATCTTAGAGTACCCTTGATAGTACGCATCCTTATCAAGGTTAGCACGTATGTCTGACTCTAAGTCTACACCAAAGATCTTACTAAAGAAGCCACCTTTGGCTGGCTCTGTACTACCTAGTGATGGAGCGCCACCACCATACGTATACCTGAGGTTCTTCTTTACTTGATCATCTGTTATCTTAAATGCATTAAGTTCTTCTAAAGACATATTA